CTTTTATTCTCAAATAATTTCATCAAATTTTCATATGAAAACCCTTGATTTTCCATCCACTTAAAATATTCCTGACGTGATATATCATCAAATAATTCATTTTCGTTTGTTCTCTGAATTACCTTTTCGGGTTTAACCATTACTATTTTCATGTCTTTCATATATTTATATCTCCCAATTTATCCAACATCTTATTCTTATTGTTAATATTAAAATCATCTATCAATGAAATTGTATCATCTATATCAGATTTAAATTCGTTATTTTTCTCATTTACACTTTTAGGATTCTTACTATAGTCCTTTACTTCTGATCCATTTTCTTGATCTGTTTCCCAAATTCTCATCTTGTAATAATCAACACATACTCGGAATCCTTTTTTATTAATTCCATATCTATTTTTCAATATCATCCAAGAAAATAAACACTTTTCTCTTAATTCCTCTGTTTGTGTTATTCCGATTATAATATCGGCAGTAGCCGCAGTTCCTATAGATTGACTTATATCTGTCAAATCAATTTGAGCAGAACCAATTCCACCTCTATTTGTTTGTACTGCACTAACAATAGGAATACCTAATTCTACAGCAACCGCTCTCACTTCCTCAGATATTCTTTTAATTTCAGAATAAGATCCATCCCCTTTATATCTGTGAATAGGATTCATTATTTCTATATAGTCAATATATATAATATCTGGAATAAATTTCTTTTTTGTCTTAAGTTCTTTTACAAGATTTCTGATATGATTAGCATTAATACTCTTAGTTGGATATTCTTCAATAAAAAATTTACTTTTTACAATCTTTTTAACTTGTTCAAAATAAGAATGAAATTCTTTTTTATCTAAATTTTTAAGATCATTCATTTCTAAATTGAACATATTTGCCATTATTCTTTCTGAAATCTTATGCTTAGACATTTCACAAGTTATGTACAATACATTCTTATTATTTAAGGTATTATTGGTAGCAAGAGATGACATAACCAGCGTTTTGCCAAGATTTGTATTATGAGAACTTATTCCGTTTGTATAATATCTATGATTTGGATGATTAACTCTAATATCAACAACATTTATAAATTTATCAGTTTTATTAATATTAAAAGAATGAAATTTACCATCATTACATAAAATTTTATGAATTCGATGATCTAAAAATTTAGCATGTTTCCACCCAAAATTAGTTTCATATAAATGTTTACCACTAGATAATAACTCTTTATCATCTATTAATAATTTCCAAGCTCGTTTTCTTCCCTTTTCTACATAATGAGTTACATCAACCCATCCATCAGGAGAATCTACTTGAACATTATATTCTTCTAATAATTTTTTTATATCTTTTATAGAAACTTCTTTTTCTACCCAAGTATCACTCATATAGAAACTCCATTTTTTTCTAATTCTTATTTTTACTTTAGTATTTTCATCTACACATTCTGCCATAAACAAAGTTAATGATTTTTCATGAAACCCACCATCAATACATCTATCAAGAGATTTTAATCCTGAAGAGATCACCCTATCTTTATTATGGAGAAAATTATATAGTTCTTCTTCAGATTCAAAAAAATCTAATCCTATGGTTGTATTGAAAGAAAAATTGCAAGATTCTCTCAACTTATCAACACAATCCATAACTTTTGAAAAATCTCCTTCGTTCAAATTCATAGAGATTTCCAAATTTACTTCATGTATTTTTTTACCTTTAAACCATTCTTCAATCTGTTCGATTATAAACTCATGAGTATATTCAGTTAAATCAAGATTGATAATTTCTACCAACCTATCAAACGTATCTTCATCTGATATATATAACTTCATTTCCTGAAAAGTTGGAAATTTATTATACTTACTCTGAAATGAAAGAATTTTACTAACTATATTCATATTAAGTTTATCATCAAAAACTGCTTCTGTAAGATAAGGAAGAATTTTCTCCCTTATCTCTACAGATGTAAACAAAAACTTAATTAGAACTTGTTCATAAAATATAGGACTTAACGTTTCTTCTTTTTCATTTGACATATTTTGTATCCATTAAACAATTTTATTTAAATCTTCTTCCTGAGTAACTATATCAAAATCTGCTCTAAATTGATATTTGTCTTCCAAATATTTTTTAAAGTCTGTCTGTTCAAAAATAGGAACCCAAAATTTAGCATTATAAATATCTTCTTCTTTCAAAGGAGTATCATCTTCAATATGTGCTCTTTGATAAGTTCCTGCCTTTTCTTTGTAAACCTTTTCACCCTTCTTTTTAGTTTCTTTTTCGTCAAGTACTCTACCACTGATGACATATCCTCCCTCAAGAGCATCGTCAAGAATTCCATAAAATGGATCGAGACCACCATTATGTTTCATCCTAAATTGCAAACAAGTTTTTTCTTTAGAATATCTTGATTTAAATGTTTGAGCAGAAATGATATGTCCAAGTAAATTCTTTTTATCATCTTTTTCTTTTGCTCTTGATGTACCCAAAACTATACAAGATGAATTAAAAATCAATCTCATACCACCTGGAATCTGAAGTGGATCTCCAAATCCACCAGTATTCATATAAACATGATTTACAACAAATACAGTAGCACGAGTATTCAATAATATATTAGCAAGATCATTTTTCTTTTTAGGAAGAGTCATATCTGTAACATCTTTACCTGCCAAACCATCATCTATAGTTTTAGAAGAGACTAATGTTCCCCATGAATCAATAACAATGAGAATATTTTTTCTTTCTTCTTTTGGAACTAAATTAATAGTTTTGAGAATAATATTCTTAACTTTTTCTATACTACTTTCTTGATATACTATCAATTTTTCTTTACTTACATCAAGTTTCATTTTTTTAGCAACATTATAATCAAATGAATATTCTGCATCAATAAGAATTGTAACTAAATCAGGATTTATTCTCTGTGCTCCTTTAATTACTGACATAGCAATAATTGATTTTCCCAAAGTAGGTGGAGCAGAAATCATACTTACCTTTCCTATCGGTATAGCACCATCTACTCTTCCAGCAAATAATAAATTTAAACTAATTACATTAGTAGAATAGAAACCTAATTCCTCTTGATTATCCTCATTAAAAATATAAGAACTTAAAGGATCATTTTCCGTATCCTTCTTTTTAGAACCCTTATCGCTCATAATTGCTTTATAAAGATCAAATGCCATTATAAAATCCTCCTCTAAAATTGACTGATAATAATACTACTCTAATATTGTATCTTTTTCTTAAAATGTCAAGAACAAAATTGTTCCATTTCATCGAAAGCTGTATGTATCAAAGAGATCTTTCCCCATCCTAACACATCAAAAAATCTCTGTATTATAGATAGAAAAGATTTCTCCCATTGTAATTCATAATCGACTTCAAATTTATCTTTAAAAAATTCTGGAAATCTTCCCATAAATCCTATAATATTCTGGTGAATTTCATTATTTTCGAATATGTATACATATTTAACTTTATTACCATTGAAAATTTGTTGTAAAGGTAACTGATATTTTTCCACTAAATAATTATAGTTCTGTGCGGCTCTTACTTGTATAGGTATACCCTTTAGATATGAAAGACCATTTTCTATGTATTCATTCATAGGATTTTTAACCCATTTAGTATACTCTTTACATCCTTTACATATAGCAATTCTATGTATATCTTGCTTTAAAAATTCTTCTTTTATTTCAGCAATCCTTTTCAAAACCAATTCTTTATTGTCTACATATCTATAGATATTCCATGTTTCGAAAATATAATCTACAGTCTTTTTCAAATATTCTCTACTAAACAATGAAGTATCAGTTTTTATAACCTCTATTCCTTTAATCTTGATCTTAGGTTTATCTAAATATGATTTTTTACCATCATTAATAATTTCTATAGCATATTTCTTTTTAGCAAGAACTATCATCTTAGTAATTATATTTTCTCTTTTAAACTTTATGATTTGTTCTGCTTTATATCTATCTGCATATATCTGAAGAATTTTTTTGAAAAATGGTTCCAGAAATTCCTTTTCACATTTTAATGCAAATAGTTCAAATTCCTTATTATCTTTAAAAGAAAGACCCAAACTATTAATAAGAGGATCTAAATGGAGATAAATACTATCAGTATCAGTCAACAGAATTACATCTTCTTTTATATTACCGTTTACTTCTTTATTAAAGACATTTTTCGCTACTTTAACCCAAAATTCTTTCAAATAATCATTTATGCCACTAGATAAATATTTTATCAACTCCTGACCTGCTAAAGTCACTGACATTCCATTTTCTATACTAAAAAGAGGAAAATATTCATTAGTCATACAACCATAGAGAGCATTAATCCAGATTTTCCTAACTAACTGCTGTGAATCATAGTAACTTGATTTAAATCCCTCTTTTAAAACATCATCTACCAATTTTCTATCATATTTTTGATATAGTTTCTCAACAGATTCACCTTTTTCAATATCATCTGCAATATCTTGTTTATTTTTAAACTCTATTCTTTGATCAAATACTTCCTTAGTAATTGCAGGAAGAACTCCTACTGTATCTTTTTTATAGTAAATACCACCCACATTTATAGATCCATCTTTGACTTCCCATGTCTTATATTCTGATAATGGAGTTTTTTGAATATCATCTGTTATATATTCTATATCCTTTAATAATTTTTCTATAGAGATATTCCACATCATAACCATATGTGGATAAAGAGATGTTACATCAAAACTAATTACATATTTGTAACTTCCGGGTCTTGCAAAACAGAATGCACCTGGGATTTTTTCTTCTTTCTTTTTTCTTTCAAAATCATTCAAAACCATGTTATGTCTATGGAGATATTTTATAATAGAACCAGTAACTAAATTAACAGAAGAAAATACCTTTTCAAATGGAACTAAAGATTGATAACAAAGAGTAATTGCTAAATCTATATGTCTCTTCTTATCTTCTATTTTTTTAGTCAATAATACGTCTTGAATATTATACTCAACAAATTTATTCCAATCATTTTTCCACAAATCATTAATAGTACCTTCATATTGCAGTTTACCTTCTTTAACTACTTTCAATCCTATAGCATTTAAATTGTAGTCTACTTCTTTTTCATATACAAAATTCTTATACAAATCTAGACCATCGAGTATGGATATTCCCGCTATTTCATAACCACCACCATCAATATGATATCCTGCTTCTTTATTCTTTTCTTTGTATATTCCAATAGGTGATAATGATTCCTCTATTTTTAATTTATTACATCTATTGATTATATATGGTATATCAAAAAGACGTGAATACCATCCAGTTATAATATCTACCTTCATTTTTCTAAATAATTTTATAAAATTTCTTATTAATGTTTTTTCATCAGCACAATATATGTAATTCTTAACTTGATTGGAATCACCAGTATAAGGTCTAAGTCCAAAAGTAAATAATTTATCTTGTTTTGAAAAGTGAACTGTTATTAAATTTATAGGATATTTTGCATGTTCAGGTTTTGGAAACTCTTTATCACTTTGAACCTCAATATCTATTGTAGCAATTTGAAATTTACTAAGATCTACTTTCAAATCTTTACTACCATATCTCTTTTGTAAAAATTTTATATCTTCAGAAATATTAGCTTCACAAGTTTGACATTGCCCTCTAACATCTTTCAATAAGAATCTATTATCGACAGTTTCCATTACCACAGGATTACCATAAATGTCTTTTATTTGAGATTTTTTAGTATAATCTGGAACATAATATTCTATCTTAGGATGAAATTCTTCCCGTTTAGTTTTACCATCTTCATCAATAAACCAATGATAAATTTTATTTTGTCTATAATCATAGAATATTCGTTTAAAACTCATTTCGATGCCTCACATATCTGTAATGCTAAGACTATTTTTTCTAAATTATGTAGATTATCTTTCTCAAAGAGACCTTTATTTCTTATTTTTTGTAGTCCATAACTTCAGTGGGAAGAAAACAACATTTATTATAAACTGGACAATTAATTAAATCACATTTACATTCTAAAAAATAAGACATGTTCTATTTACTTTCATAAAAGTTTACTAATTAAATGGTTTATTCTTTCGTCACCATTTTTAATTACATAATCTAATAGTTCAAAAGAAATGATATCAAATAATCTACTTATTGAAAAACAGAACAAATACATGATTGATATATTAATCAAATACATTAAAGAAAACATTATATCCTCACAAGATCAAAATTATTTGCTATATATTTTTCGATTATATTTATCTTTGATAGAAAATCTTCTTCTCCATCAAGGAACATACCTGCGGCTCTTTCATGACCACCACCCCATCCTCTATCCTTTAAGAATTTACCAGCATCAAAATTATCAATATTATGTCTAATACTAACTCTCTGTGTAAATGGATTTCTGATTAAAACGACTCTGTAACATTCCTCATTGATTAATCTATCTGCAATTTCATTCATAAAATCTGATTGCTCTATGATACATCCTTTAATGGAATTGAGTTCATATACATCAAGATTATTCCATCTCTTTTCGTATTCTTTTCTTCTCTTTTTCAACCATTCTATTTCATTTATGTTGAATTTTGTACGACCATTAAAAAATTCATTTCTAAATTTATGTGGTTTATAAAAATTGAACATCAAATCATATAGCAATTTACTCTTAGGATTTTTTAGATAATACATATCATAATCATTGGTTAAATATACGAGTTGATCTAAATGAGTCAATTTAATTTTATAAAGTGATTCTATGAAATTCTTGACATAAACAGACGCACAATAATCTGTAAGTACATAATGAAACTTACTTGGATTATGCATATTCTTAGCAGACTTATGATGATCTATCATTATTATTTTATCTGATAAATAAAGATTTTCTTGTTCATCTGGATGTATATCTGTGAGAAAAACATAATCATATTCATCAAAATGTATTTCTTTAAGGATGGAATCTATTTTATAGAATGAGGCATTTATATAGTGAATATTTTTATATACCTGACCTAGAATTATCTGACATACAACTCCATCAAGGTCATTATGTGATATTGATAATATTTTAGATTTTGTATCTATTTTAGGTCTTACCATAATCATCCTCTATGAAAAATCAAAAATCCGACTTCTCTAAACGTAAACTAAATATGATATGTTTTTTTCTATATGTCAACACTTTTTAAAAAATTTGTAGAAGTCTCTTGACATACTGAGGACTTTCTAACCATCTTCCATTTTTATCAAGCATATCATATTGCTTTTGAATTACATCGTTATATTGATCTGGTTCAGTATATTGATCGAATATTTCATCTATTTCTTCAACTGTAATATCTTCATATGTTTTAACAATATTATTGTCATAAGGAGAACTCTTTCCATTTCTAAAAACTGTACCAATACTCAATATTCCTCCTGCACAATATTCTATATGCTTCAAATCTGATTTTGAATAATTAAAGAAGTTGGGTACTAATGGTGCTATTCCAAAATCAGCATTTTCTGATCTGACAGCTAGATGATATTGAAAACTATTAATCCAGTTAATAATTTTAAAATTTTCACAATTTTTAATACTTTCAAAAAAGAATGGTAAACCACCCATACAAACAAACTGAATTTTTTTATCTTTCACATTCTTAATAACCCATTCAACCCATTCATTATTCCAATCACCTTTAAGTCTTTTAGGATTATGATAATGAGTAGGTGATCCTGTATATATCACTTTAGGAAATTTGATTTTCTCACTAATTGGATTTTTTTTACTATCTCCCCAAAAGAATTTAGGTATTGCGTTAGGTAGAACAATTATTTCATTTTTAACACCTAATTTATTACCAATATATTCCTTTAAAAATTCTGTACTAACACAAACAATATCCATCAAATTCATAATTTCTACACACGATTTTCTAGTATTATCGTCTATACCATCAGATCCAAAATTATATTCAGGAATATATTCTCCTTCTTCATCTCCCTTCCAAATAAAATCATCAATATCAAATACCATTCTATATTTCAACTTTTGTTGTATTGTTTTATATCTCCTAACTATTTCTAATCTTTCGGGTGCCATCCATCTCTGAAAAAATAAAGTTCTACTTTTCAGAAGAATTTCAGGTTCAAATGTAGGAATTGGAGATAATATTAAATTAAATTTTCCTGTTTTCCCAAATTGAGCATTTAAATATGACATTGGAAATACGTTTCGAATATGACCACATCCTGACGGATCACTCACAAATGACAAAACATAATTTTTTTTTAATCTCTTAATCCCATCATTTTTCATATTCAAGTTATTTACATGAAATTCACTATTT